CAAGCAATCGGCCGCCCCTGTTCAGACAGTGGCTTCAGCTAATAGAAGCGTAAAGCCTGGTCGCAAAACTGTGAGACTCACATCTTCACAGGTAGCAATAGCTAAAAAATTAGGTGTGCCACTCGAAGAGTACGCAAAACAATTAAAAACCACGGAAGGAGCGTAAAATGGAAAACGAAAATAAAAATACTTCTCGTGCGAACCAAACACGGTCAAAGTCTGAAAGACCAAAAGTGTGGGTTCCACCGTCATCTCTAGATGCACCCCCTGCACCTGATGGATTCAGGTATAGATGGATAAGAGCTGAAGTTGTAGGCTTTCAAGATACTAAAAATATAACTGGACGTTTAAGAGAAGGTTATGAATTAGTTAGATCTGAAGAAGTTGAAAATGCAAGCGATTACCCAACCGTTGAAGACGGTAAGTACAAGGGAGTGATTGCAGTTGATGGCCTTCTACTTGCGAAGGTACCTGAAGAGATCGCACAGCAACGTCAACAGTATATGTCTGATAGACATAAAGAACGTAACGAAGCCGTAAACAACGACCTTATGAGGGAGCAGGATAGTAGAATGCCTATCAATGTTGATAGACAATCTCGTGTAACCTTCGGTGGTACTAAAGAGTACTTTCTTACATCACTGAATTTTAATAAACCGTACTGGAGTCCCTTCGGGGCAGGTACATAAGGAGAAACAACTATGGCAAATAGAAACACACAAGGTTTTGGTTTGATCCCTGCAGGAACTCTTGGCTCAACGCCAGCGACTTCTGGTCAAGGCAAATACATAATCGATGCGGGCTCTGCAACTACTATATGTCATGCTGGATGTGTTGCTACTGCTGCTGGTTACATTGTTAATGGTCAATCTGCAGCTGCGCCTGTACTTGGTGTCTTAAACGGCATCTTTTACAATGCAGCAACTACGTTGAAACCAACGTTTGCAAACCATTACACACAAGTAACACCAGCAAACTCAGAAGATATCGATGCATTTGTATTCGATAACCCTCAACAACAATACGTAGTATCAACTGACGCGGCAGTCGCTCAAGCTGGTTTTCTAGAAACGTATGACATGAATACTTCTGCCGGTAGTACAACTACTGGTCAGTCTTCAGCTACGTTAGATATCGCAGACACAAGTGCTGACTCAGACTCTTGGAGATTACTTCGATCTGCTGAAGATCCTGAAAACGATGAAAATGCGGCTTTCAGATCTGTAGTAGTAGTTGCTAATCTGATTGAGCTACAATCGTAAAGCTAGAATAGGAGAACAATAATGGCTATATCACGATCACAACTAGTTAAAGAACTAGAGCCAGATTTGAACGCACTGTTCGGCTTGGAATACATACGTTATGACGGTCACCATGCTGACATCCATAACGAGTAATCATCTGACAGAGCTATCGAAGAGTAAGTAATGATATCTGGTTTCGCAAACGCACAAGTCAAAGGTGAAGGTTCTGGAGTTTCATTTGATGAAGCACAAGAAACTTTCACAGCTAGATACACTCATGAGACTGTAGCTTTAGCATTCGCAATCACTGAAGAAGCGATTGAGGATAACTTGTATGATAGACTTGCGTCTAGATATACAAAAGCTTTAGCTAGATCTATGAGTAATGCTAAACAAGTTACATCAGTTGAACCACTGATTCAAGGCTTACCAACAACAAATAACTTTGATTCAGGTGACGGTGTATCTGTATGTAATACATCACACCTAACAGTGGCTGGAACTTTTGCTAACACTCTAGCAACTCAAGCTGACTTACACGAAACTTCATTAGAACAGTCTATGATTGACATAGCTAAAATGACTGATGAAAGAGGTTTAAGAATTGCAGCTAAAGGAGTTAAAATGATAATTCCTTCTGCGAATCAGTTCAATGCTGACAGACTTATGAAGTCTCAAGATAGAACGCGAACTGCTGATAATGATATCAATGCAAGCAATTCAATGCGAATGAGTCAGCAAGGTTACAGAGTGAATAATTTCTTAACTGAGCCTGATTCATGTTACATTATCACGGATGGTCCAAACGGGATGAAAATGTTCTCAAGAACTCCATTGACTACGTCAATGGAAGGAGACTTTGATACTGGTAACGTTAGATACAAAGC